CGCACCCCCCCATACCTTGCGACGCTGAGGACGAGGGGCATATATGTTACTACCCGTACATTTTTCTCAGCAAAACATCACCTGCCTTAAATTCCGCAATAACAAGAATTAATACTTTCATTTAATATACATCATTACATAATTTCCAACCGATTTGAAAGATGCACACCGTAAAAAATCTACGAAAGAAATGGAGAAGTCGGCTGTCAAAAAAGCAGTCAAAAACCTGCACGACAACGAATATTATGCCAATTTCTTAAACACCCTACAGATTGACACAGGTAAACAAATTCGTTTTACCGATGATAAAAAAGATGCGTTTTTAAAAACAATGGTTGATTGTCACGGGTTTCCTTCTATAGCAGCTAATAAGATGGGGTTTTATTATGGGAGCATTCAATATGCGATGAAGAACGACCCCCTTTTTGCTCAAGCTGTAGATGTACTGCGTAAATCTTTTAACCAAGAAAGACTGGATGGTTTAGAAAAACTATCCTACGAACAAGCATCAGAGGGTAAAAATACTGCAGAACGCATCTTTCAACTCAAAGCATTAGATCCTCAAAAGTATAGAGATAGAACCAATGCTAATAATACACAAGTAAATGTGATGGTTGCAGGAATTACTCCAAAAGACCGTGCTAAAATGATTAAAAATATGAAATGAAATATTATCCATACGCTGTAAATGATAAAGGTGATATACAATATTTATCACCTAGAGACTTCTTACTTAACATATTAGGGGAGTTATACGGATTAGATAAAGTAGAATCTAAAGAAATAACGGATGTAGCAATTAAAATATTTCAGCTAGAGACGGACGGTAGTTTGCCAATAGCTTGGGAAGAACTGTATAGGAACATAGCGTGAACGACGACATCTTAATAACCTATAAATATCCCGACGGTACACCTACTGACCCCTTGCCACACCAACAAGAGTATCATTTATATACTGGATGGAGTAAGCATCATTTGTTGGCAGGTAGTCTTGGTACGGGAAAAACTGAGGCCATGTGCATGGAAGCGATTCAACAAAGTGCAGCGTATGAGAATAACTTAGGACTAATGGGACGTAAAGTATTAGATGCGTTCAAGAAATCAACACTAATTCAACTCCTGGACTTAGCAGGTGGTTTTGTTTCCAAGCACAGGTCTCAAGATAGAGAAATCATCTTTAAGAATGGTTCTCGTATTGTTTATATGGCCTTAGATGACTCTAGGGACTCGATACAGCGCATTAAATCAATGAATCTAGGGTGGTTTGCATTTGACCAATTAGAAGAGGTTTCTGAGAGTACTTTTATAGCAGCGGCAGGTCAATTGCGTAAAAAAGGGGTAATGAGATGTAGTTTTCATACTTGTAACCCTGCAGGACATGATTGGGTCTGGAAAAAATTTAAACAACATAAAGAGAAGCAAAATAAAACTAAAGGGGATTATAGATTAATTGAAACAAGAACTTGGACACCAAATGTCCCTGCTCCAGAAACGGATGCAGAAGTAAGAGTATATAGCGATAACCCACATCTCCCTGCAGACTACATTAAGCATCTTCTCTCTATGCCTCCTATGTGGGTCAATCGCTATGTGTATTGTAGTTGGGATGATTTCGCAGGATTAGTATATCCTATGTTTGATGAAAAAGTGCATGTCATTAAGCCATTTGATATGCCAAAATGGTGGAATAGATATGTAGTATATGATTATGGGTATAAAAACCCGACTAGCATACTTTTTGCTGCGGTAGATGATGAAAAGAATATATTTGTCTATGATATTATTTATGGTGATGAAATGAGAATTGATGAAATTGTGCCAATGGTAGAAGATAGATTAGAAACAGGAATAGACTATGAGTTTATTGCCGACCCTTCTATTAATCGTACCGAAAGAGATGGCTATTCTATTGCTGATGAATGGGAGGAATATGGGATTGAATGGGAGAGAGCCAATAATGATAAACGAGCAGGGTTTGATAGAGTAGCTCGATATTTAACTACAGATAAGAATGGACACTGTCAATTAAAGTTCTTTGATGTAAGGAATATGGGTTTTCTTTTAGATGAAATTATGGATTATAAATGGAAAGAATTAAAACATGGACACAGTGAAAAAAGCGCACCAGAGGAGCCTGTGAAAAAAAATGATCACGCAATGGACTGTCTTAGATACCTTGTTCACGCTGTAGAAGGCTCAAATAAACCAAAACGAAGAGATAGGTATAGAAAGCCTAGTTTTTTCCGAAGTAAAACAAGTTGGATGGGTATATGAGCAATTTAGCATATTTACATGAAGTATTTCAAGCAATGCAGAGCAGTAATAAACAATTTATGAGCGCTGCTAAAGAATCTATGTATTTTTATACGGGTGGGTACGGAACTGGACAATGGGATAGTTCGGATATATCCAAATTAAGAGCAGAGGGACGTCCTCCCCTTCAGCTTAATATTATCCTTCCAAAGGTAAATTTGGTTACGGGTATTGAAAGACAGGGTAGAACATCGTACCGTGCCAGGCCCGTAGAAATGAACGATGATAATGAAGCAAAATTAATTACTTCATTATTGTATCATTTAGATAAAAGTCAATCCTTACAAAATGTATTTAGTAGGGTATTTAAGGACGGTGTGATTACAGGTCGTGGATGGGTAGATATATCTGTAGAGCCAGGTGAGTATTTTGATAGTCAAATAGGAATACGCAGAGAATCTTGGGCCAATGTGTTGATGGATCCTGAAGCTACGACTCCTGATTGTTCTAAATGGGGTAGATTAGCTCGTACTAAACTTGTATCTATCTCTAAAGCAAAAGCAATGTTTCCCGATGCGTTAAAAGATGTGAAAAAAGCAGAAGATATTCAAGAAACATTTATGGGTGAAGAATCGCTAACAAATATGCAGTTAGGAGATAAATATAAAAATGTAGATCCTAATTATGGCTTTAAAAGTATGGAAGCCTATAATATGGATGCACATCGAAAGAAGATAAGAATTATTGAGCTATGGGAAAGAGAATACGAAAAAGAATTTTATTTAGTCAATCCACAAACAGGAAGGTTTTCTCAAGAGGGATTTCAAACAAAGCGACAAGCTAATCAGGCAATTAAAGCATTAAATGAGCGACCTGAAATGGAAATACAACCTATTGAGTTGAATGTCGTAGCAAAAAGTGTACCGAAAACATATGTAACTATATTTTCAGGAGCAAGAATATTACAAGAAAAAACACCAAATCCTTACCGACATAATCAATTCCCTTTAATACCATTTTTCTATACATTTGAAGATTATGGTCATACAGTAGATACATTTGGATTGGTTGAAAATTTAAAAGACCCACAAAGAGAAAAAAATAAGCGTAGGTCACAAGCCTTAGATATTATTAATCGTTCTCCAAAGGGTGGAGGAATTTTTACAGGTAATAAAGTAACTGCAGAGGAAATGAACCGAGCATCAGGAAATGGAGAATGGATAGGGATTCCTGGATATAAAGGTCGTATTTCTGATTTTATGACTCAGTGGTCAAATCAGCACACACAACTTGTACCAACTATTGCATCGTTTGAACAACGTAGCGATTTTGATGCAAAAGAAATTAGTGGTGCTACTGATCCAATGATGGGTAGAGCAACCTCCTCTACAGAGTCAGGACTTGCTGTGCAAACTCGTATTCGTCAAGGAATGAATACATTAATGGAGCAGATGGAAAACTTAGACACCTGTAAAAAAAATACGCTAGAAATGGCAGTGTCTAATATGCAACAGTATTATTCTGTTGATAAGATACAAAGAATTATTGGAGCTGAATTTGAATCGGTTGAACCTGAAGAACAAATGCAGGTTAATCAGATTATCAGCAAATTTTTGGACAACTTCTCAACGATGGAGTTTGATGTGGTCTTAGATCAAGGTCAAAATACTCCAACAATGAGAGCGTTAATGGCTAACCAAGTTGGGGAATTAGTACGAAATGGGTACGCTAGTTTATTCCCACTTTTTGTAGAACTATCCGACATGGAAGCATCCGATGAGATACTGGAGAAATTTGAGCAGGAACGCCAAGCTCAAATCCAGTCACAGCAACAACAACAAAAACCCCCACAAATGAGTGGAGAAGGAGTAATGCAATAATGAGTGAATCGAAGTTTCAATATATTGATGAGGAAAAGGAACTAACTGGTGAAGAGTATAGCGACTCTGAAGTAGAAGAATCCCCGAACAATGAAGAGACTGAGGTTGAAGCAGAATCAACCGACACCCCAGAAACAGCAGAAGAACAAAAGCTAAGAGTTGGCGATAATGAATTTGACTCTATTGAAGAGCTTGTGAAATTCGCTGAAGAACGGGATAAGTCTTATACTAACCTACAGAGCCTAAATGGCAGACAAACCAATGAACTTGGTGATTTGCGCAAGATGGTAGAAGAACTAAAGGAATCTATGGAACCTCAAGAGGAACCAGAAGCAGTCCCTGAGTTTGACGAATACGACCCTGCAAAACAGAAAGAGTACATTGAGTTTATGGCTGCGAAGAAAGCACAAGATATGATAGATCAGAGGTTCCAAGCTGAAGAAGCAAAGAAAGCTGAGACAGAGTATAATAGTGCAATGGATGCAATGATGAATGATTTTATCGAAGCGCATCCAGAGTTAGGTCAAGATGAGTTAGCAAAGATTGCTGCTTTTGGCGATGAAAGAGGCATCACCTTTATAGAGGATGCCTATAATGTTTGGAACATCCAGAACCAACCCGTTAAGGATGAGGCAAACTCACAGGTAGATAAAGCCAAGAAAGCAACGGAAGCAACAAAGATACCGACCACACTGTCTAATGTTAGTACAGGAAACGAGTCGGAAACGGATTTCGATAATCTAACGCCTGAGCAATGGAGCAATTTATCTGATGATGTTCGCAAAAAAGCCTTGATGGAGGTTTCTTCTGGATTTTAATTAGGAGAATAAAATGGCTACAGTTTCACATAAAGAAGGCCCTTTTGATTCATCTTCTGGTTACGGAAATACATCTCCTGGTAGTAGTTCTATGCCTCCAGGTGTCAAAGCTGCAATGATTGATTGCTCTGTGCAAAACATGGGTGCAGGTGACATTTGGGAAGCAATAACCATACCTGCAGATTCAATCGTTGTTGAAGTTGGTATTTCCATACTCGTAGCAGAAGGTGGAACAGCAACCGCTGATATTGGTTTTACTGGTGACGGTCCTGATGGATTCCTTGATGGAGTTAATCTTAATGCCGCAGTCGGTATTACATATAATAGCTTAAACGCAGCAACTGGTGCTGACACCTACTCAGGTGGAAGATACCAAGCCTCTGAAGATACGCTTGATGTTAAATTTGTCAATGCGATGGATGCAGGTAAATATGTTGTCTGGTGTAAGTTCTTCAAAACTAATCTTAACTAATAGGAGTCTATAATGGCAGCAAATTGGGCAGCAGGCCTACAAGTTTCACGATGGGCAAAAGAACTCCAGAGTGAAGTTAGTAAAGGAGTTTACTTTAGTAAATTCATGGGTGAAGGACCAGGAAATGCTATTCATGTTAAGCAAATGGACGAAGGCAAAGGTAAAGATGTTACTTTTGGTCTTGTTTCTCAGCTTTCAGGAAGTGCAATTACTGGTGATTCATCATTAGAGGGTAACGAGCAATCGCTATCTACCTACTCAAATACAGTTAGTACCAATCAAAAAAGGTTAGCTGTAAGAGATACAGGTAAATTCGCAAACTCAAAAGTGCTTTATGATTTCAGAAGCACTGCCCTAGATCTTCTTAAAACGCAATATGCAGAACTTATCGATGCTGATATTTTCTCCGCACTATCTCCAACAAGTGGTACGCATGCGTATTATAGAGCAGATGATTCTGCTTCTGTGTATGCAACAAGTGATCCAAAAGCAGATTTAGCTGCTGCGGATAAAATTACTTTAGCTGATATTAGTGCATTGAAAACAATCGCTCAGATCGGTGGATCTGCTAACTACAGAATGAGACCAATTCGTGTAGACGGTAACGACTACTATGTATTGGTAATCCATCCTGAAGTTGCTTATGATTTGTTTGAACTCGATGAGTTTCAGCAGATGCAAAGAGAAGCGCAACAGCGCGGTGAAAGCAATCCATTATTTACAGGTGCTTTAGGTATCTATAATGGTGTTGTAATTCACGCTCACGAAGGTGTAAACCTTATTAGTGATGGCGGTGGAGCCGCAGTAAAAGGTGCTAGAAACCTTTTCATGGGCGCACAAGCAGCTTGTTTTGCAGAATCATCTGATATGATGTGGGTTGAAAAGACCTTTGACTATGGAAACCAACTTGGTATTTCAGCATCAAAGATCTATGGTGTAGACATTAGTGACTACAACAGTAAAGACTACGGAGTAATTCAGTATGTTTCCGCAAGGACTGATCTGTAATCAATAACCTAGAGGGGGAGTAAATCTCCCCCTCTTTTATTGAATGACTAAGGAATAAAGAATGAGTGTTATACAAAACAAAAGATATATGACATTATCTGAAATCACTACAGAAGTGAGAAATATCACAGGGGTAGATTCTACTTCTGTTGTTTCCGATGCTGTGATACACGATTTAATTACTGAGGCTCAATATCAACTTTGTGATGAGGCGAATCTTTTACAAGGTTACGCAACTCGTAATTCTGTTGCAGATACTAGAGAATATCCTATGAAGAATAGTAATTCTGATGAAGTAACAGATTGGACAGCATATCAAGTAAATCTTTCTGGTGGTAACACTGCTTCTACTTCATTAGAGTTTATGACTAGGATATTCAGAGTAGACTATGATGGTAGTATTACACAAAGAATTGGAATTAATGAAATTAATGATATTGCAGATGATTCTTCGCTAAGTAATATTACGACTAGCTATGCTTATTATATCCATGATGATAAATTAGGTATTTTCCCTACCCCTACTGAAGTAAAAGAAATAAAAGTTTATTATTATAGATTACCACATAAAATGTTTGTGGATGCTACTTGTGATATTTCATCAGGTTCTGCAAATGTTACAATGGATTTAACGACAGATGTTAGAGAAGGAATGATCGTTCAAGGTACCTTGCCAGGTAGTGGTATACCTTTTGATGCACAAGTTTCTTCTATTACAAATACTACAACATTTGTTTTAAGTGGTAATGCAACAGCTACTGCAAGTAATCAATCTTTAACATTTGGTAAACCAGAGATAGATGAACGCTATCAAAGAATTTTAATATACTATCCATGTTGGAGAGTATCAGAGAGGTTGAGAGACCTGAATTTAATTTCATATTTTAAAAACGAATGGTTAGAGCAAAAACAAAGAGTTATATTAGAAAGACAATCCAGAGATGGTAGTCCGATTCTAACTGTTCCTTACAACGATTTTTAATGGCGCGAAAAAGCATAAGAGACTTTTCAGGTGGTTTAGTCACCTATCAGTCAGAATTGGATCTTGCAGACAATCAGTTCCAATCCTTTGAAAATGTTGTTAATACAAAGCGTGGAAGTGTTAGTAAGGTAGGTACTGTTGCTCAAGCATCAGGAGCTATATCTGGAGGTGTGACATCTAATACTGAGTTTACATCTTACAGAACCGAAAAAGATGGTAGCAATAATGATACTAGCACTCAATGGTGGCTTGTAGGCAATGCATTAGATGTGTATCGTTCAGATGTATCTGGAGGTACTTCTAGTACCTGGGCATCTGTTAATACTTATGTCGTAGGCAGTGAGTGTATTACTGAAGGTGGCTTAACAGGTTCTGGAGGTGGAGATGAATGGGGATTTGGTTCAGGATGGGAGTTTACCACATCACCCCCATTGGTGGCTAGTTATGATGGAAGTGCTGTAGGAGCATTAACACAAACATCTGCAACAATGGCTATCGCTTTAGAAAAGAATAAGATATATAAATTACAATTTACATTGCCAGATACTATTGGTGGTGATGGTAAGGTTCAGATAACAATTAAAAATCAAGCATTAACAGAAACTTATGTATCGATTGGAACTTATAATGCAGCAACTCATACTGTGTATTTTTCTCCTCAGTCAAGCGGTGGTGGTATTGGTTTTTATGCAGCCACTGATGCAGGAGCAGCAACAAATTCATTTAGAATTCGTGATGTAACAGTTAAAGAAGCTCCTAAACATGATTTTTTAATTCATAATCAAATACTAAGAATCAGTGATGGTTCTTTTAACAGTAGTAATGATTCTAAGTGGTATGGGCATATTAAAAGAACTTTTTTCGGACGAGGTCCAAGTTATCAAGATCATTATAAATTTAGAGAACCTCCAATGGCTGTTGCAAAAAATGCTTGGGTTGCAGAAAAAACAGAATTAACTGCGCCTACGGTCATTCCTATGAAGTATGCCTTTGACCAAAATAACGATATTGATGCAGCAAATGAGATAGGTATCTTTGTATATTATCCAGATGAAACTACACTTAACGGAGACTTAGTAGATACTAAACTTATTCCTGATGCTGCGAATGGGACTTTTTCAGATAAAGATAAATATACTTGTACTTTTATTTATGATTATGTTCAGGAAAGTGAGCTAGGAAGAGATGCAAATGATGACATCGGAGTGTTTCCTCAAAATGCTCCATTATCTTCAGGTGCTAGATGTCCAGGCATACAATTAGTAATGTACACCAATACTTCTGGAAACTTCACTGGAGGTACTGGATGGAATCAGCGTATTACAGGTATTAATTTATATTGGCAACCTGAAGATGATGTGGATTGGTACTTAGTTACTACTTATGATTGCAATGAAGGTTTTTCAGAAGATCCTAGAGCAAAAGATTCTGCTACTACAACAGTAATTCGTGGAGGAGCCTCTATTATATCTAATTCTGGATATTGGATACCATGTTTAGAGCCTTATGGTGCTACAACGAATGATACTCAAGAGTTAAGTTCTACTCATGGTGATCATTCTGCAACTACATTGATTGGTGCATCAAATTGGAGTTCAGGAGCATCAAGCGCAGCAGTTGATAAAGCTATTGTTGTGATGCACGATATAGCAGATGTTACTAGCATGGCTAATTTTGCTGAAGGATTAGCCAGAACAATAACATATATTGCGAATATAAAAGCCTTGTCCACAACCACTTTAACGACAGGTACTTCAGTAGGCACTGTGAGTTGGGGTAATTGGGTAGGTCAAACCTATGCTAATCTAGCAAGTGATTATCACTGGTCTCACATTAGTGGATTTGTATGTTCTGTATCTACAGATAAAGTAGCAACTTGGTATTTACCAAATGATGGATTAAAGCTCGCAACTTATAATTCACTTACAGGTAGAGCTGCAGAATTAAGATTGAAACCAATTAAATGGAATACTTCAGCAGTAGTTGGAAATAAAGCATTTTACGCTAATATAGATTTTAAGGATGAAAATGATCAAACACTTCGTGAGAAGAATCGCATTGTATTTACTGATAACTTTAAGCTCGATGAGGCAGTGGTGGGAACCAAGTTTGTTGATGTTGGTAAGAATGATGGGGATGAAATAACAGCACTTCATTCTGCACAAGGCAGATTATATGTATTTAAAACAAGAAACATTTATATTTACAGAATACAAAGCGCACAATCCGTAAACTTTATTTTAGAAAGACATATAGCAGGTGTTGGTTGTTTACATAAACACGCTATTACGGAAACGCCTTATGGTTTATGTTTTATGGATCGTAAACAAATCAGTCTATTAAGGGGAACAGAAATATCTGAATTATCGTTATTGATAAGAGATACTTATCAAACTTTAGGTGAATCAATGCATCAGGGTGATGGAAGTATTGTGATTGGTTATGATCCAATATTAGATATGTTGGTATTTAGTTATGCTTTAAATGCTCAGATTATGTATGGTTATAACTTTGATACTCAATCTTGGGTAAAGTTAGATATGTCTAGTATTCCAGGTTCACAAAGCAATATGATCATTAATAACGATCAACGATTACAAACTTATGATACTGACTCTAAACGGGTAGAGAATTTATTTACAGGCTCAGTGGGAGCAGCAAATCTTTTACTAAAAACAAAAAGATATGATTTTGGTTCACCTGAGACATTCAAAAGATTTACAAAACTGCACATTACATTTAAAGCAGGTACTACACCTAATTTTAAGATTTATATAGATGGTAGTGATACATCTGAAGGGCAAAGAGGTTTAGATACCTTTACTACATTAAATACTCATTCAGCAGTATTAAATCATCTTGGCAAGACTATTGAAGTAGAAGTATATGGCATAGCTTCTGATTTTCGCATTGATGGCATTGACATTGACTATGATATAGAAGGGAGTAATCCATAATGGAAGAAACCATTCAAACACTTACCGATGGTAAGCAAGATAAAATATTTAACCTTAAACAAGGTTTTTTTAGTCCCAGAGAAGGGAAAGATAATGATATGGGAATATGCACAAAAGAAGGTAAGTTTTACTTAGCAGTAAAGTTCAATAACGAGTGGCATTTCTCTGAAATAAAGAAAGCAAAGGATTTGTAAAATGGATAGAGAACAATTAGAACAACAAATATTAGCAATTCGAAGAGATCCGACATTACCTCAAAGTTTTAAAGAAAGAATTGAGCGTGATTTAAGAGCTAGATTTGCCTTACAGGAGCAATCAGGTGCAACTCGTGATTCAGAGACAGGTTTATTTCGTGGTTTAGATGGTAAATTATATGAGACAATAGAAGAAGTTGAAGCAAGTAATGAAGAACTTCGTAGAAGGCAAGAACTTCAAGAAACAGAGGCTACTACAGAAGAGCAACTTGGTGAACTTGAAAGTCTGATTGAAAGGTCTGGTGCAGCACAAAGGCGCATGGCTGAAAGAGTGGGTGCAAGGCAAACAGGGCAACTTATGAGTCAATTAGAAAGGGCAATACTGGGATCGGGTGGAGAGGCTCAAACACTAGCAGCTCTGACTCCTGGTATTCAAGAAACAGCAGAAAGAAGTTTATTAGATAGGCTTACAGGTATAGAAGCGCAAACTGCACAGCAACTACAAAGAGTACCTCAGTTAGCGATTGGTCAAGCTACCACGATGGCAGGTCTACAGCAAACACAACAGCAGATAGCAGATCAAATGGCAAGGGCAAGAATGACAGAAGAAACTAGAAGAGCGCAGATACAAGCAGGTTTTGATTCTCAGCCAGAATGGTGGGAAGGTGTTTTAGGTGCTGTAGGTACTGGTTTAGGTACTGCGGTAGGTGGTCCAATAGGTGGAGCGATTGGTGGTGCATTGACTAACGCATTAACACCAAGTTAAGATTAGGAGTAAATAATGGCTTTTAAATTTAAAACAAAGAAAAGACCAACAGCAGCACAAGCCTTTGCAGGTGGATTCGCTCAAGGTGTCTCCTCTGGTATTCAACAAGCAGCACAACTTAGTCTTGCTGATAGGTTGAAGAAAAAAGAAGATTTTGAAGATTTTACTAAAGGCTTACCTCAGTTAATTAATTTAGCAGGATTAGAAGGTGATGAATATAAAGCAGCTCAAGAAGCTCAATTTATGATTCGCAGAGGTGATATTAAATCAAGAGATGCTTTTGCTAGTTTTTTAAATGGTAAGAGTCCAGGTCTAAGTAATAGATTATTAGGTGCTACTGAACCAAAAATTATTGGCTCACCATACACGGGTTATGCTGAAGTAAGACGGAGCGCAGGTAAAACTGAAGTAAAACCTATTTTAGAAGGAGTAGAAAAATCTGATAAGGGTATAACCCCTGCTGAAGCAAGAGAAGTAAAATTAGCTACAGATAAAGTTAAAGATATATCAAGTAGAGTGAAGCAGTTAGAAGATAAGAAATTCAATGCTAGTGTAACAGGGTTAGTAGAATTTACAGAAGATGATCAAAAAGATCTTAATAAAGCAAAAGAAGTTTTACAAACTGCTACAAGTGAGTTAGATACGATTAGAACTAGAGTATTGAAAGGCACTGCTGTAGATACTGTAGGAGATGCAGATCCTTATAGCCAATATCTTATGGAATAGTAAATATGTCTCAAAGATTCTTTGTAGGAAATAAAAAATACGATATACCAGATGATGTAAGGGATGCTTTTCTTAAGGACAATCCTAATGCTATTCCTGGTATTGAATATGATGTAGATGGTAAGAAATACTCTATACCTGCTTCTATAAAGGATTCATTTATTCAAAAATATCCTAATGCTGTACTTGGTGGACAGCCAAAGATGAAACTTCCTGAACCTCCAAAACCAAGAGAAATAGGTGAAGTATTAGAAAAAAGACCTGAAGCTGTTACTGCTCAACCTATTTCTGTAGCAGAAGCAGCAAAGATGCCTGTAGAGGTAGACCCACAAGCTGAGGCAATAGCAAAGGGTGCAGCACCCGAACCTATATTTTCTACAGACCCAAGAGATAAAACATATAGATTTAGAGCTAATTTAATTAGAGAAACATTAGCAGGTTATCCTGAAATGGGATTAGATGAACCTGAAACTCTTGGTGAGACTCTTTCAGATGTTGCAGGTGCAATCGGTGGTACTATACTTTCTTTAGGTACAACTGGAGCAGGCGCATCAAAAGTAATTAATTACACAGGAAAGAAACTTCCCAGAGTTGCTGAATGGGTTAATAGAACATTAGCAGGTAATAAAACAGCAAAGAAACTTGCATTTAACTCTGCAAGAGATTTGTTATCATTTAATGTACATGGTCAAGTTTATAATAGACCTGATATAAAAACATTAGAAGATAGACTAAATCTAGCAATGGAAAACTCTATTACTGCTTTAGCATTTAGTGGAGCAGGTGCATTGAGTCACATACCTAAGTATGGAAAAAAGTTAGGCACAACAGCAGTAGGCATTCTTGGTTGGGAGATGGGTGGAGATACATTTGAAGAAAAAGCAATCAACTCGATTGCACTTATGGGATTACATAGTTTATTTAATCCTGCTCCAAATAGAAAAGGATTTAGAGGTAGCACAGAAGATTTACTTACAGAGATATATCCTAATCTTTCTAAGAAGGAAGCACAACGCATTTCTAAACAACTGCAGTTTAATATTTTAAGTGCAAAAGAAAAGATACCAAAGAGCTTGCAACAAAAGCCTTTATTATTATTACCAGAGAAAGCTGAATCTATTAGGCTTGCTAGACCTGTAGGTCAGCCGTATGACCCTAGAGTTATGCCTTTTGGTGAACCAATGAAATTACCTCCTGCGAGAACAACTACAGGATTTGAAAGAGGTTCTGCAGTTAGAATAAAAGGCATTGGTAAATATGCAGGAGAAACAGCAGTTATTCGTGAATTTAGACCTGATGGTAAAGTAAAGGTATTTATTGAAACAAACATGCCTACAGTTAGAGGTGTTAGAAAATTTAAAGGTGAAAGAATATTTACTACAGACCAATTAGAACCCGTACAACCGATTACTACTAGAGGTGAGATAAAACTTACACCTCAAGAGCAATTATCATTTGAATTAAAGGAAGTTCAAAGGTCAGCTAACCCTACAGGTAAATCTGTTGAAAAAGCAAGCAATGCGACAAGAGAGTATAGGAAATTAGATACATCTGTAAAAGAAACTCAGACTATCTTAGATAATCCAAATCTTACTCAACAGCAGAGGACTGCTTATGAGAACTCATTAAATCAGCTAAAGAAGTTAAAACAAGAGCTTAGAGAAACTGGTGAAATCAAACTTTACTCTGGGTTTCCAATTTTTGACCTGTTAAAAACAAAACGCACAATGCGTGATTTATCACCAAAAGAAATTGACCTTTTATATCGTGAGGCACTTAATAGACCACTTATTGATACTCAAGTTGTTGGTAAGCCTCGTGTAGCACCCGAAGGTATAAAGGATGTACAGACTAAGTATGGATTTTTTTCTAATATTGTTGATGGTGTAAAACAAGTAAGAAACAGAGTAGTTCAGCCAGAAAGTAAGGTTTTATTTAGAAAGATAGAAAAAGCTGATGAAGAATGGCATACTTTGTTTGGTAAATACAGTGAAAGATTAAATAAAATAGGGTTTGATGAGTTTACTGAAGCTCAAGGATTACAATTATCAAAAGCATTAGAAGCAGGCAAGGCACCAGAGGTAAAAGCAATATTAGATGATATTATATCTCAACTCCGTAAGAACGGTGTAAAGATAGGTTATATAGAGAATTATTTTCCAAGAGTATGGAAGAGAGAAGTAGCTGAACAAGTATTTGATGATTTAGCCAATGTTCAGAAAATGATGATTAACTCAGGTAATAAATCTGATGCTATTATAGCTAATTATCTTAAAGATCAAAGTAAAGAAACATTAGATTTAGTCAATCATTTAATTAAAACAAAGCAAGCAACATCTTATAGTAAAGCTATACAAAGACTACAAAAAGATGTTTCTAATCAGTTATTTCCTGAATCTAGTTTTGAGAAAGCTAGAAAGTTAGACCTACCTGCAACTATCTTTGAAAGAGATGCTAGAAAAGTTATTCCTTATTATTTAGATACTATGACCAAAAGACTTTCACTTGCAAAGCAGTTTGGTGCAGATGGAAGTAAAGCATTAAGAGCTATTGAAAAGGTTGGTCGCAAAGATACAGATGAATCAAGATTATTGCATGAAGTATTGGATATGTACACAGGTAACGCTGAAAGAGTTAAAGGATATACAGGCAAAGCGAGGGATGTATTAAACGCATATTATGGGTTTGAAGTTGGTTCTAAGATTGGTTTAGGTACTGCAACTATACCAAACCTTACACAGACTTTAGTATCTACAATGCCTAAATGGGGTGTATTTAGAACACTAAGGTCAGGCATAGACCTGCTTAACCCTCAATCAAGACAATTTGCTCGTTCTACAGGTATATTTAAGGACTCAATGGTCAATGCTCTTTCTGGTGTAGAACCAACAGGTGTTATGGGCAAGTTCTCTAAATATGCTACTAAACTTGGGTTTGAACAAGCAAATAAATTTAACTTATATCTAGCTGCAAATACTTTTAAGATGGGTGCTAGAGATTTAATGAAGGTTGCAAATAGTGATAGTATTAGAGCAAACTGGGCAAGAAAAACTCTAAAGCAATTTGGTATTAATTATAAAAGTAAACTAACAGATGATCTGCTTGCAAAGAAGATGTATCGTTTCGCAGTAGATAGTCAGCTACAGAAAAATGTATTAAAAGATCCTAAGATATTCAATGACCCTAGATGGAGACCATTATTCTTATTTAAACGCTTTGGTGTTAGGCAAGCTACAATGATCAAAGATATGCTTAAAACTGAAATTAAAAATGGAAATGTAATGCCTATTTTAAGGTTAATGGCAGGTGGGGCATTAGGTGGTGAGTTTGTTATTTGGGCAAAGAATGAAATTAAAAGTCTAGCCACAGGTGAAGAGTATTATAGAAAAGAATCAAATGTAATGGATAGATTCTTAAATAACCTTGCAGCAGTTGGTTCATTTGGTATTATTAGTGATTTTATGCAAGCAGAAGAATTAAGTTCTATTCCAGGTAAGGTAGAATTTGCTGTAAAGCCTGTCTTTCTTCAAGACGCTGAAAATATAATAAAAACAACAGAAAGTGTATTGAGAGATGCAGAAAAGTATGAAAGTTTTACTTTAGCAGTGAGAAGAAACTTAGATGATTACATGGGTCTTTTAGGTGGGTTATCTAGGTATATTGGTAAGAGATTCTTAACAAAACAACAAGAGACTGAAAGGCAAAAGAGATTTAGAGGCTTAGAAAGAACAGCTATATTAGACCTTATATTAGATAAAAATTCAGATGCTGCAAAAAAAAGAATTAGATTATGGAATAAAAATAATCCCACTAATCCTTTGACAATAGAAGATGTAAATCACGATGAAGTATTAAAGCGATTTAAGGCAAAACAATCAGCATTAATTAAAGCAAGTCAATAAAACCCTACCCTCCCCCTTGTACCATAACAAGAATCATTACTAAATTCCTTACAATTATGGTTCGTTCACGGTATCGCCAGTACCTTAGAACCTTCCACAAACCAAAGGAGAAATCATGGCAAACACAAACACTTTCAGAGACTTTTCTGTTCAGAGAAGTGCTTCCCCTGCAATAACAGCGGTAGAAAGAGCTGCTGACACTAACGCTTTCAACATTACCAGAGCAATACATTGTAATGAAGATGCAACATACGAAGTTACATTCCAGGGTGATTCTAGTTCGGTAACGATGGATCTAAAAGAGGGAATCACTTATCCTTTTGCGATCATAAACATTACTAATTCTTCCAGTGCTGCGTTAAGCGCAGGCCAGATAACACTACTGTACTAGATCATGCGTTTAGGCATGGGACTCGGTTTAGGGAACCTGTTATCAGGTGGTCCTATTACTGGTATGTCCAACAAATACTCTTTTAATTTCGATGGTTCTAATGATTATCTTTCATTAGCAGATTCTATATCACTAAGTGGACAGTTCACTATATCTATGTGGATTTATTTAGATGATAATACTTCAGTAAACTTATTTGGTGATTCAAGTTCAAGTGCAAATTTTATGTGGATTGATGCTAATAATGACATTCAAATAGCATCATCTGATTTAAGTATTACATTTACAGATTCAAATATGACCACAGGTTCTTGGCAACATATATTGGTTACAAGAGATGGTTCAAATGTTCCTAAGTTTTATAAAAATGGTTCATTGGTTCAAACATTAAGTGCAGATGCAGGAACTTTTACATTTAATCAAATTGGTGCATATCACACAGGAAGTAATTTCTTTGATGGCTTTATTGACGAAGTAGCAGTATGGGACACTGCTTTAAGTGCCGATGATGTCGCAAAGATTGCCTCTAAGCCAGTTGATTTTTCTAAAGCATCAACTTATGCTACAGATAGAACTTCTAATCTTAAACTATGGCTCAGAGCAGGAGATAAGGTACTACCAGAAGAAGATACCTCAATCGCCAGACAGGACTTCTATACTGATTTTGATGGTAGTAATGATTATGTGGATGTAGGCTCAGATTCTTCTATAGATAATGTTTGGACAGGGGGAGGAACATTAACTTCTTGGATATATCCTCGTTCTGATGGAGAAAGTGATTTTGGTAGGATTGCAATTAAAAGAAATGGTGAATCTTCTGGTTGGATTGCAAATGTAATGGATGAAAGTAGTGGGGTTTGTGATATAAGATTTTATAGTGCGAGGTCTGGAACAAATGGAAGTTGGAATACAACAGCAAGAGAGGTTACTATTAATCAATGGAATCATGTAGCAGTTAGTTACGATAGTGATTCTGCAAGTAATAATCCAATAATATATATTAATGGTGTTAGTGTAGGCTTAACTGCTAACGCTACTGCAAGTGGTGACTATGCAAGTGATGCCTCAGATACATTATATTTAGGTGGTGAGGCAGGGGCAACCACTTTTGATGGTGCTATATCAAATGTAAGTCTTTACCAAACCGCACTCGATGCTCAAACCATTTCACAGATGGCAAAATCAAGGTTTAGTCCTGTACGAAATTCAAGATTTTCTGTTGTCGATTTTGACGGAACAAATGACCATATTGTAGTTTCAGATAATGATGCTTTAGATTTTGGTACAGGTGATTTCACAGTAGCCTTATGGCATAAATCTGGAGCAGAGCATGACCAACCATTTATAAATAAAAAAACAACATTTTCAGATAATACAGCAGGTTGGACAATATACATGGAAAATGGTAA